AATTTATTAAAATTATTAAATTAAGACCATAATATAATCTTATTTAATTTATATTTTAAAATTAGTTCTTATTTATATCTTATAGATTATAAGACCAAAAATATTATAAAATATAAATAATAGAAAGACTTATTCGTCTTAAGATGATAATAATCTTAAATATGAAAATAGTTACATTTATTTAAGATATATTAGTCTTAATAATGGAGCACATTTTAATAAATTTTAAGAAAACCATCGAATAAAAATTTTCTAAATACTTTTTTTGTATTTTAATTTTGCGCGCCCCCGCCAAATTCCCTCATTTCCTCAAAAACACCACATTTTCTGTGGCTATTTTTCTACGTTATTTTTATCAATATGCTATTATACTTTTTGTATTATTTGTAACAAATTTTTGTGAGGCAAAACGTAAATTTTATAAATTGTAAATTATTGAATGTATCATTATATATACTTTTAATTTTTTGTCAACCTCCACAATTTCACCAAAATAGCACCAAAATGTAGAAAAAACCACACAAATTTATAGATGATAAATCGTCATATAATATTGTAAAAATATACAAATTAAGATGACTTATCATCCTCCACACAAAATGAGAGATTTACGGATATTTTATAAGATGTTATTATATTTTTTTAATATAAAATTAGGATGTAAATAAATCTTACATAAAAAACGTAAATTTTTATTTAAGACGATATTTTTAATTTAAGACTTATTAAATATAAAATAGTAAATTAATATGATTTATACACATCATTAATTTATTATAGTAAATAATTAAAGATGGTAATAATATATATATCAATTAAATAAATAGATTTATAAATAATTAATTAGGTATTATGGTAAAATATATTTGTGATAAATGTGGTAGACAATTTAATCATAAAGGTCATTATGATTATCATATAAATAAGAAGAAAAAGCCCTGTATAAAAACAACAAAAAATACTGTTAAAATGGATGGTAAAATGGAAGGTTTAAAATGTTTCAAATGTGGAAAATGTTATACTAGAAAAGATAATTTATTACGACATATAAGATCATATTGTTTAATAGATGATCCAATTAATAAATCAGTAAGTAATCGTCAACATCACTATAACATAAATACAGATTTAAATATAAAAACTGCTTTACATAAAGATAAATATATTTGTATATATTGTAAAAAATTGTTTAGTAGATCTGATTCTTTGACTAGACATTTACAATATAGTTGTAAAGCAAAGAAAGAATTAGATGATCAGAAAGAAGAATTATACTATTTATTATTAGATCAAATGACAAAACAGAATCAGCAGATAGAAGAATTACAAAAAAATAATCGGAAAATAAAGTTATTAATGAAAAATAATGAAATAAAATATAAGAATGAAATTAATAGTTTGAAAGAGAATAATTGTAATATTATTGTTAATAATACTGAAAATAGAATTAACAATATTCAAAATAATATAATCAATAATATTAAATTAGTACCATTTGGTAAAGAAGATCTTTCTTTTATTTCAGATAGTGTTTGTAAATTATTTTTAAAAAAAGGATATCAGTCGGTACCTAAATTGATTGAGGATGTACATTTTAATATAAATAATAAAGAATTACATAATGTGTATATACCAAATATGAAGAATTTATATGCGATGATATTTGTTGGTAATCATTGGGGATTGAAAAATAAACAAGAAGTAATTGATCAATTATTTGATGATAAACAGTGTTTTTTAATAGAAAAGTATAAAGAATTAGAAAATACATTAGATAGTATAACAAAAAAGAAGTTTAAAAGATTTATTGAAGAGTCTGATGATAAAATAATAACTGATTTAAAAGATGATATTAAATTAATGCTTTATAATAATCGAAAAATTCCAATGGAAACAAAAAAAATGTACGAGAAAAAATTATTACACATTCAAAATTAGATTTCTAATTTGTTGTCAATCAATTTAGCTCTTAAAAGATAAACCATAATAATTTATGTATTATTTTTAAATAAGTAAAGTTTATTATATATATTTTGATGATTTATATTTGAAATATTAATGTATAATAGAATAAGTATTTATTGGAAAAAATTGATATTTAAATATATTATTTAAATAAAATTAATATGTATGTTAAATTAATATAAAAACATGGAGACGTACAAATTTAAAGCAGAAATTAATCAATTATTAGATCTAATAATAAATGCATTTTATTCAAATAAGGATATTTTTTTGCGAGAATTAATATCAAATTCATCTGATGCATTAGATAAATTAAAATATTTATGTTTTAACAGTAATCAAGGATTAGGTGATCAAAAAGAATTAGTTATAAAAATATTACCAAATTTACAGGACAATACTGTAACTATATTAGATACTGGTATTGGTATGACTAAAGAAGAATTAAAAGAGAATTTAGGGACAATTGCTAAAAGTGGTACTAAATCATTTATACAACAATTAAAAGAAACTAAAGATATAAATATGATTGGACAATTTGGGGTAGGATTTTATTCACTTTTTTTAGTTGGTGATAGTGTAGAAGTTATAACTAAACACCCAAATAGTGATAAAACTTATTTATGGTCATCAACAGCAGATGGAACTTATAGTATAACTGAATATAATGATTCTGATATTGATCATGGAACAAAAATAATAATTCATTTAAAAAATAAAGATTATTTAGAAGAATCAAAATTAAGAGAAATCATTTTGAAATATTCAAATTTTATAAACTATCCGATTATGTTATGGAGTAAGAAAACTAGAGAGGTAGAACAAGCAACTGAAATTATTAATGAAAAAGAAGAAATAAAAGTAGAAGAATCGAATAAACAAATTGAAGAAACATATTATGAATATGAGCAAGTAAATAAACAACAACAATTATGGACTAAAAATCCACAAAATATAACAACTGATGAATATCAAGCATTTTATAGAGATTTAATAAATGATGAAAAAAAAGAATATTTTGATGTTATTCATTTTAAAACGGAAGGTCAATTAGAATTTATTTCGTTATTTTATATTCCAAAAAGGGCTCCTTACGATATGTTTCAAACTAATAAGAAGATAAATAATGTTAAATTATATGTTAAGAGGGTATTTATAACAGATGAATGTGATGATCTCTTACCAGAGTATTTATGTTTTTTAAAGGGGTTAGTTGATTCAAATGATTTACCATTAAATGTTTCTAGAGAAATATTACAACAAAATGTAATAATGGGTAAAATGAAGAAGCATATTGTTAAAAAAGTTTTAGATGTATTAATTAAATTAAATGAAGATTCTGATAAATATGATAAATTTTATGAACATTTTGGTAGGAATATAAAATTAGGAGTATATCAGGATGATATTAATAAGAATAAATTATCTAAACTATTAAGATTTTATACATTAAATCATAAAGATAATCGAACTGCAAAAGTATCATTAGATCAATATGTATCTAATATGAAGGAAGATCAAAAAGATATATATTACATAACTGGACAATCACTAGATAATTTAGAAGAATCACCTTTTATTGATACATTTAAGACTAAAGAATTTGATGTATTATTATTAATAGAACCAATTGATGAATATGTGGTAAAAAAATAAATTACATATGAAGAAAAAAGATTGGTTGATATTACAAAAGAAGGATTAAAAATAGATAATTCAGAAGAAACTAAATCAGAAAAAGAACCTGCAATTAATTATTTAGATTTATGCAAACATTTTAAAAAGATATTAGGTGAAGATAATATAGATAGAGTTATTGTATCAGAACGTGAATTTAATGCACCATGTATTTTAACAACTGGACAACGAGGTGTATCTGCGAATATGGAACGGATTATGAAGGCACAAACATTAAATAATCCATTATCTGTTATGATGATGACAAATAAGAAAACAATGGAAATAAATAAAAATAATAAATTAATAAATATAATTAAAAATAGATTTGATAGTGATAAAAATGATAAAATGATAAAAGACATGATTGAATTGTTATATGAAACAGCATTATTAAACTCCGGGTTTACATTAGATAAACCAAGTGTTTTTACTGGAAGAATTTATAGAATGCTTACTTTAGGTCTAACTGATGAGGATATAATTATGAATGATGAATTTGATGATAATTTACTAGAACCAGAATTAGATAATAAAACAAACGAAATGGATAATATTGATTAATTTTTTAGAATACCATTGATTTCGGCGTATGCATTTCTTGTGACATGTTTAAGCCATTACTATTTGTAAGTGTTGAATTAGTTCTAGATCTTGATGTTGATATATTATTATTATTTGTATAATATTGTAACAGTTCTGGTATGCGTGGTGTAATTTGGCTTCTAGATGATAATATATTTAAATTTTCGTATTGATCTAGTAATTTGATAACGACTGGGATCCGTACAATTTTTGATATTTCATTTTTTAATTTTAATCTATTACCAAGAGTTGTTATTTTTAATTGTTTCATTGTTTCAGTATCAAGTAAATTAGGTAGTACAGAACCATCAATAGATTCATCTTTAAATATTTGTTGTAGATATGCTAGGTCTATATATTCTAACCATAAACAGACATCATTTGTATTCCATTCTTTATATGATTTATTAAGAATATTTCTTAATTCTTTAAATATAGCTGATCTGATGGTAAGAGAATCAGAAATACTGTTACTACTAATAGAACTAGACCTGATTTCATTTTTATTTTGTGGTGAATTATACCTATTACTATTAATTAATATTTCTGATTTAGATTTTAGACTATAATTATTTGATGATTTACGTGTATGCACTTTCTTCTGTTTAATGTGTCTCTTCACTCCTATAAAATTGGTACTTTTTGATATTACAACATTATTTTTTTTATTAGATGATTGAGATATTTTATCGGCAAATGATTCCAAGAAATTATCTAATGAATCAACATTATCTTCTTTTGTTATATTTAATATATTTTCTACTATAAAAGTATTATATAGATTATTATTTGTGTAATTCGCATATTTTTTTTTATATTTTTCGAAAAAATCTATAAAATCTACCATTTGTTTAATGAATTTATTATCTAATTTATTATCGCACCTATCATATTTACTATTATTTTCTAATATTTTTGTGAGATCAGCAGTGAACATACCCATATAAGGCATTATAAGATCTGTAGTAGCTAAATTATGTGCAGATAACAATATACGACATTCAGGATATCCATCAGAATTTTCTAGTTCATTTAATTTATTTAATTTAATACTTTTATTATTTTTATTAATCTTGAGATAATCAATTTTATTAAAAACGTGATTATGTAATGCAGCAATTGTTGCTGCAAATAGATGAAAATTATTTAATTTTTTAAGTTCTATGGCAAGATCTATAAATTTATTATAGGTTTTTATTCGTGTTTTTTTTGTTTCAGCATTTAAGATTGTAAATGGTATCCAATAAGAAAATTTATTAAATAATTCTGTTAATTTACTGATATGTGGATATTTTTGTTGGAATTTTCCTTTTGGTATATTTTTATTATAATATAATTTATAATTAATTATTTCATGGGAACTAATTTTATTATATTCTTTACAACATAATTCTGTTAAATTAATTGCTAAATGATTAATATCAATATTTTGATTATTAAAATAATCATCAGTTGAATAACTTAATGATGAATGTAATGAATTTGGTATAGGTTCCATTGAATGTGAATCTTCTGATAAATTATCATTTAATTTATCTTTAAATTCATTTGCATATGATGTTTTTTTTGTAGTTTCTAATAAATTTATTAGAGTATTTATTTGATTATTATTGAATTTTAGATAATTATTATTATAACCAAATTGTAGAAATCTAAGCATATTTAATATTTGTTTATTAATATATTGTTGTCTACGATTCGATTTACGTTTGTTATATTTTTTTTTATTATTTCTTTTGTTTAATCCATTTTTTCGTTTATACATTTTAATCCATTCTGTTACTATGTCAACATTACTTTTATAAACTGGATAAATTTTAAGAAAATTAAGTTGTATATCCTCCTCATCCGAGCAGAAATATTTTTTAAGTGAATTAGAAAATATTTCATCATCACTTAATTCTTTTTTAGCAGAAAATTTTCCTGTAGTTTCCATATTTTATAGATTTATAATGAATTATTTTAATAAATAGTATTAATATTAATAATTTCAATTTTTATTATAATCCTAATAAAATTGATTTAAAAACTTATTATATTAAATTAATTAAGAACAAGATATATTATAATAATGAGTATTCATAATCTTTCATTCAATCAGGTAGTATCACATTTAGTATGTAGTACTGATCTCGGATTCATAATATATTCATTAAATCCATGTATTGAAAAAAAAATATATCAAGAAATGGATGGAGGTGTTAGTATTGCTAAAATGATGGATAAAACCAATTTGTTAGTTTTAGTTTGTAGTAGTGATAATCCATTTAAATCACAAGCTCCCATTATATTATGGGATGATGTTAAAAAAGAAAGTACTTTGGGTATTGATCTTAAAAACCCAATTCGTAATGTATTAATTGATAATGGAAAAATATTAGTTGTATTAGATAAAAAATTATTTATTATGAATTTTGATGGAAATACTGAAGCAACAAAAGCAACTTATAGTAATCCCTATGGTATATGTGTTCTAAATCAAGATAAAGATAATAAAATTATGATTACGTTAGGTGTTACAAAAGGAGAAATAGAAGTAT